AAAATATGTGATATATTATAACTAATTAATATGAAAGGAAAGTATGTCTAAACCAATAATGAAGTATGCCGAGTTAAATAACAAAGTAGATACATTAATCGCTGAGACCAATACTAAAATGCACGATTTGATAGAAAAGTATAATGAAGACAATGAAGATAACGAATCTGTGCCTTATGTAGATACCGTTGACTTAAACGCCAAGTTTGATGATCTTGCTGATTATATAGAAGACTATTCATAGTCCGAAAAAAAATCCAGTCTTTTTATTAAGAAACCAGGCCAGTATATATCTAATGATTGTTATTGCATTTATAGATTAAAAAAGCTGGCCATATTTCAATACCCGAGCTTTCTAGCAAAATCCTCTAAGGATTTAAATCTATTGTAGAACCTCTAATAGTAGTGCTACCTGTTGTGTTATGCGTAGTAGTACCTTCAACGGTCTTTGTTTCATTACCTTGTACATTTAGATTATAATTACCTGCAACATTACAATTAAAGTCTGCCCCTACATCAAAGTTAAACTGGCCTGTTTTAGTTACTACATTAAGGTTGCCGTTATCTACTTGTATATTAACATTTGCGTTTGGCCCTACCTGTATGTCGTAATTGTTATCAGCCGTACCACTCTTGTTAATATAAACTTTATGGCGGCCGTCTATGGTTACATCACTATTACCTTTTATGTAGTGTTTGTTATCTTTGTTTGTTATATTAAAATAGCTGGCCATATTTAAATCTATTCTATTACCAGCCGTATCTATTTCATATGAGGTACCACTACTATGTCTTTCGTATATACGATAATGATTGGTACGGATGCCGTCTTCGTCAACTGTAAACGAATCGTCATATTCTTTTATATGGCCGCTCTCACTCTCAAACACGTGATTATATGGATAGACGGCATTGTATGTAATAGCAGGTTGAGACCAGTTGTCCGTGTCGCTGGCTGCGATATTAGACCCTACCTCGTCAAAGTCTGCTGTAGGTATATTTTCTAGTCTGGCCGCCTTACGACTTGTTAAACTGCCGTGTTCTTTTGTAGTATCATTAACTGCTAATCTGTTTGTATCAGGTTCAGCCATCTCTTTAGGATAAACAGAAATTGTTGTAGGGTTGCCATCTTTATCTAATCTAAAATTAGGATCATAGAAGCCGCTTTCTGTATTACCTAATTCAGCAGGCTTGCCAGGTAAAGTACCAACAATAACCATCTCTTGCATAAGGCCGTTACCATCTCTAAAATATCCCCACACCCACGCACCTTCTACAATGAAACTAGGCGATTGGCCTAATCCAGAAATGCCTGCTGATGTAGTCGGTAATAGAACAGACGCCCAAGGCAAATCACTAGAGGCGATTTTGTTTTTGTCTGCGCTGTGTATGCCAAGACAACGTACTCGTAGCCTGCCTAGTTTCTGCGGATCAAAACGATCCTCTACTACGCCTACGAAATGTTTAAACTCCGAAATTCCTAAGAAGGCCATTTAATTCCTACCGATATATGTTTATTTTTAATCACTACGCTATATGTCATTTTTAACTATTTAATTCTTTCCTACGCAAATCCTTATTATGCTCTTGTATGTCTGTATTATGTATATAACAATCACTATAACCCATAGAAGCCTTTGATATATCTACTCTATTTGTCATCTTGCCGAGCCAGGCAGTCGCTAGACTGACTTTATCTCCTAGTGTTGTCCATATGCTGTGTGTGCCTTTGTAAAACTTGTGGTATCTGTTGTAATAGTATATACAGTCATACTTATAGAGAGCGTCCTCTATTAGTCTATTAAATCTGTCTTTACATCTATTGCTAATGTCTTTAATCTGCGTTTTTATGTTCATATTCTCATTGCCTTTGCTCAGTTCGTTGTTTTCTCTCATATTGTGGCGTATGGCCTGCTATAGTCTTTAGTCAAAAAAAATTCTGACTCTTAGCAGCTCTAAGCCATTACATCATTGTGCGTTTCTTGGTTTGCCTCGTTAATTAATGCTTCGTCTAATTGATATTGTAGATATGTTATACTATCTAGGTTTTCTCTACTCGTAAACGTATCTATATTTTCTTCTGGATATGCCACTCTTACTGCGTCTTTCACACATTCTAAATTCATTGTGTGCATATCTTTTGCCGTATTAATATTGTGGTGTATTCTTCTTATTAGATAACGGCCACTCATATATGGGTCAATGTCCATAGGATTATCTCTTTTTACTGGTTCATAACTAGGTACTTCAAAACTGCATAAATCCCCTACTGATATACCTGTGAAACCTTTACAATCTAATCCTATGCTCTGACTTCTAAATGATAGTTTCTGTGCCATATTAGCAGGATATATTCGTTCACCTTCTGGTCCTTCGTAATCGTTTTGTATATTTTCTGTTGTAGATATTAAGTTCAATCGTCCTTCTGGTTTATCTGAAATCATTTTATTTTCTTTAAAGTTAAATAAAGGCAACTGCGATTTACTATCTACCTTACCACCTGATCCATCGTGTTCAGTATGAAATATAGTAGGAAAATATAAGTTGTAATCAAAGTCTATTTCACTAAAAGTTTTGTTAAACATATCGTGGGTAACAGTTCTACTAGCATATACACCGTTAGATAAATTCTTTAACGTATCAAATTGATCTTTGATTGTATAACCATCAACCGTCTGCATTTCTTTTATTACATCTGTTTCACCTGATCCACCTTTTACATTTCTAGGTTTCTGTTGAAACTTTGCTGATACAGGTCTTGCAACACCACCTATTGCCAACATATTCTCTAAACTTCTAAATCTAAAACCTGTGCTGTCTTCATAGAATAACATACCACTTGAATTATATTTTAGTGGTTCTGACATAGATGATAACCTAGCAATAGCATTCATAGGTTTAACTCTCGGCATAGCAAACTTGTGTAGACCTCTTGTTTCTTCTACAATTAAATTCTTTTTACTATCTAAATCAGTTCTCATTATGTCTGCAACCATAGTATCTACTGAACCTGTCATTGTTCTATTAACTCTTGTCATTTCATTGTCAATCATTTCTCTACTGCAAAAATGAAGTACATATATTTGTGATCTAGGTGTCAAAGGCAATCTATTACTGATTTTATAGATAAACATAGGGTGACCTGTAACACTAGTGAAATCGTAACCTCTACTCGTGCCTGGCGTATATAACTTAAATTCTATACGTTCATAGCCTGTCAAAGGTAAATGTGATATAACAGATTGACCGTCTGCGACTACTACACTTCCTGATAGACCTGCGCCGTCAAGTGTTTCGTATATGTCTATTTCTAAAACTTGTGTTTTGATTGAGATGGATTTAGCATTCTTATTAGAACCATCTGCTGATTGATATGACACTAGGACAATATCATCTAGTAAGAATCTACCTGGTCTTGTAAGTTTATCTGTATCTATTGCTGAGTACATAATTATTCATTCATTAATCTTTCAAATTCTTCAATTAAGGCTGGTAAGAAAGACGGAGATATTAATTTTATTCTACTAATCTTATCTTGTTCTCTTTGTTCGTATTCTCTATTTGAAACTGCTTGTGCGCCTGGGTCTGTACTATTACATTCTATCAAGTGTGATTGATCTATTGAATCTTGTGGTCCACTAGATTGTACTCTTTCATAATGATGTATAGCGTCAGGTAATTCATATTTGTCATTTACAAAAGCCTCAAACGCCTGAAATGATAATGGCCAACCGTGTAGACCATCTGTTACATCATTTGTAATTAATATAATCCAATGTAAATCAGGACTACCAAAATGTCTTTCTGCAATAACTTCAGGTCTCTCACCATCAGAAACAAAGTATTCTGTTAAAAGACTTGCCTCGTTCTTAATTTTATCTCTTATCTTAATTCTTCTCCATAGGTCACTCACTAGTTTGTAGTTCTTTGTGCCAGGTATTATATATTGACCTTTAGGAAATCTTTCAAAATACATATTAATATCCTTTTGATACCGTATCTTTTGTCATAATTTCTGTTTCACCAAATGTTAAGTTCATAGTAATTAGAGTAGGCGGTGCCCCTCTTTCGTCTGGTGTTAATGTTGATACAACTTGTTCAGGTGCATAATCTATTGTAGTATTTTTTAAAACACAACGACTAATTCTAGGTAAGTATGAGTTCTCATTATCTCTATACATATAAGTTATTTGAAATTCTGATGGCACATTGAAGTAACCATTAGCACCACTTTGTTGTTCAGGCAACATATGAAATCTAAACAATTGTAATATCTTGTGTACACTATCTTTCTCTTTCTCATTCTTCGGTGCAAAAGTAAATGGAAAATTAAACTCTCTAAATGGTACTGATTTAAATACTGATTCTAAATTAGGATTCTTTGCCTGACCTTTAAACTTATCATACACACCTCTTGCGTTCTCAAAACCAGGTATTAATGAAGCAACACCAAAGCCTGCCTCTTTAACTAATTCTTGTACTACACCAGTTGTGCCTTTTGCAGCTGCCTGTAATTTATCTTTAAATCCTGCGTCATTAACTAAACCACCTATACCTTGTGCTACATCACCTGCAAGACCAGTTTCTAGTGCCTCATAGTCAGCAGAATAACTATATTTCATACCTTCAGGTGGCATATACATTATAATACTATCTGAAATATATGTATGTTTTGATTTTAATTTACTAAACATACCAGAGTTTACATCTCTAATTCTTTTTGTAGTACCTATACCTCGTCTTTTTATATTTGATAGGTTTCGTGTTGCACCACCAGCAGCAAAAAACGCTGCCTCACCACCTACAAAATTTTTTGCATTATCTGTTAATAATCCGTTGTTGAAAGTATTTGTTTTAAATGATGACTCATTGTGCATAAGAATATCAAATATAACATAGTGTCCATCACCCATATTACTTGTTTCTTGTGGGTAATATACTGTACCGTAAGAGTAAGGATTCTCTTTTAAATGTGCTGTAGGATTGTTATTACCTATCTCTAATGGAGATTTGCTTAATAGTTTAGCAGCGATTTTAGATGTCTGCCCTTGACTAGCAAAAGATGACATTATCTTATTACCTATTGCGCCTACAATAGCATTACCTATTTTGCCTTTGATTACATTTGCTACTTTTGATGTCCAAGCCATTTATTTTATCCTTACTAAATATTGTTATAACTATTTATATGATATGAGTAAGTCTTTTAAAGGAATATATAAACCAACTAATCCTAAAAAATATGTTGGCAACCCAAATAACATAGTGTATCGTTCACTTTTAGAGCGTAAGTTTATGGTATATTGTGATAATAACCCAGGCATAGTAAATTGGGCAAGTGAAGAATTACCTATAAGATATTATAATCCTATTGACAAGAAATATCATAGATACTTTCCAGACTTCATACTAAAAACAGACAAAGGTAAAAAGATGTTGATTGAGATTAAACCTTCTCGTCAATGTGCTAGACCTAAACCACCTAAAAAGAAAACTAAATCATATATGCGTGAGAGTTTTGAGTTTATTAAAAATCAGGCAAAGTGGAAAGCGGCAACTAATTATGCTGAAGATAACGGCGCTGTGTTTAAAATAATTACTGAAAAAGATTTAGGTTACAATTATTAAAAATCAGCAGAACCTGTACTACCTTGTTGAACATATTTTAATGTTGTATCAGGCTCGTGTGTTAAAAATCCAGAAACATTAGAAGCATTTGATTGACTACTATTTGATGTAGCATTATTTTGTATATTAACAATAGTCGGTGGTTTAATATTATTACTTTCTGACTCTAAAGATTTAAGCATTGAAGACGTTTTATCATCTCCAACATTATCACCTACTACACTTCTTAATTCATTCATTGCGTTAACTGATTGTTCATCATCGCTATATGATTGTACAGTTTGAAATCTACGTGAGTATGCCTTTTCGTAACCTGGGTCACCTTTTTTATAAATTTTCTTTGTAACAGGATCAACAACAGGTGCGTTAGTAGGGTCTTTTGATGCTGGTAAAAATTCATCATTTATATTTGTAGTTGCTATTTCTGATCCATCTTCACCTATACCGTACATACCATCATCTGACATCTTGTTATAACCTTTTCTAGCAGGTTGGTCATCACCGTCTTCACCACCTAAACCAAAAAACTTACCTACAGCTGAGTTCTTAAACCAATCTACTATATCTTTGAAGAAACCTGTAATCTTGTTCCATATATTTACAAATACACCAGCAATCATATCTATATTTTCTGCAACCCATTGAAAGGCAGCAATAACAGCAAGTACCTTTAATGCGATCATTATTCTAGCAGTTTTAAATATGTTAGCAATAGACTTAAACATTTTACCTATTGTTTTTAATGGGGCACCTAGGAAAGTCATAAAACCTGAAAATGCTTTTTTACCTACATTAGCAAATTGACCAAATGCGTCTGCAATAGTATCAGGTATTATCATAAATGCCTCTTTCAATTCAGTAAGTTTACTAAACCCTTGGTCATTGCCACTAAAACCTGTATCTGCTGTTGTACCAGTTTTTTCATCTATACGTTGATTAGTTGCTTCTAATTCTTTATTAGCGTCTGCTCTGCTTTTTATCTCGGTTTCTATTTCATCTCTATTTTTTTCTTTTGCTTTTAATTCTTCGTCTGTAAGATTTAATAATTTTAATCTTGTTTCTATATCTTCTTTATTTGTTCTAATACTTTCTTCATTTATTTGTTTTTCTTTATTATATTCTAAAATATCATTTTGTGTAAGTAATTTAATTCTACCTTTTTCTTGGTCTATTTCTGCCTTGATACCTTGTTCTCTTAATTTACCTAATTCTTCTTGTAATTTAGTTTGTTCACCTGTAAATCTTTCAACCGTGTCTGCTAATTCTTCGTTATAATCTCTTAAATTAATTCCTAAATCTTCAGTTAATTTAATTAATTTATTCATTGCTATAGCAAAGCTAGATATAGAACCTGTTTCAATTTCTTGTGTCAAACTTTTTATCATTTCAGGAACATTACCGACAACTGCTTGTGTAGCAGCTTTTAGACCCATACTACTAGACTCTTGTATTGATTCTCCTAGTTTTACTATCTCTTGTTTTATTGCACCAGAATCATTTTCTGATACTGTAAACTCACTTGATAGTTTATCTATTTTCGGTAATGCCATAATTGTTAGTCTTTATTTTTAATCTTTGTTGCTTTGCCGTTTACATATATTGCAAACCACCCAGCGCCTGCCCCTACAACTACTGATACAAGCCCAGCCTGTGCATTGTTAGGTGCCTCTAGTGCCATAAACCAAGTTATAACTTCCATAAATGCCCAACCATAGGCAACCATCATAAGTCTTGGTACCATTCTATAATTTGATATTAATTCTGGTATTTCAATCTCTATGAAATGCCAT